TGAGTTCTTCAGGCATACCCCCCCCCGAAAGGTTTATATCAGCCGTTCCCGGCTGGCCTGTTATAAAAATGGTGATATGACCGGGAAACCGGAAAGCGCCATTGCCTATGCATGGTATGTGTGGGAAAAGGGCTTCACCGGTGATCCGGTGATCAAATGGTTCAACTGAAAGAAAGGATGATTTCAATGTTACCTAAAACCAAAACGGAACGCCATTCCGATATTTGCAAGGAAATCAATGCCTTGTACGCCATGAAAAATCATGACTATGGTGACAGCTTTCACCAGACCTTCACGGAAGAAGGAATGGCAATGCCCCGGATCAGGCTTGGGGATAAGCTGGCCCGGTTCAAGAGCCTGACCAAATCCGGGGTTCAGGAAGTAAAGGATGAATCTATCCGTGATACCCTGATTGACCTTGCCAATTACGCCATTATGACCGTTCTTGAATTGGACGATCAGAAAGCGGAGGAACACGCCGATGAACGCTAACCGTTATATGCGGAATTCCTTGCGAACCGCTGACCGTTCCAACATGGATCGGCTGAAGCTGGAATGTGCCTTGGGCCTTTGCGGTGAAGCCGGTGAAGTGGCCGAACAGGTGAAGAAGCATTTCTTCCACGGCCATGAACTGGATAAGCGCCACATGATTGAAGAACTTGGTGATGTGGCTTGGTATTTGGCCGTTCTGTGTAATGCCATTGGTTCTGACCTTGATACGGTCATGGAAGAAAACTTGAAAAAGCTGGAACAGCGTTACCCTGAAGGGTTCGATCCTTACCGGTCACAGCACCGGAATGAATTGGGAGGTTGAAGAAAATGAAAATTATCAAGCCTGATGTGCAGTTCATCACCCCGATTGATGGGGGCACCATCCTGAAGCGGTTGGAACAATGTGGCCGTGTCTGCTACAAGTCCGAGGACAAAATCACGGAAGGTTCCGCTGAAAAGTTCGTTGCCGGGATTATCAAGCGTGGGCATGAAGCGGTTCTGGAACATTGTTCCTTCACGGTGAAGTTCATTTGTGATCGTGGGGTTTCTCATGAGATCGTCCGCCACCGGATGGCTTCTTACTGTCAGGAATCCACCCGGTATTGCAATTATGGCAAGGGAAAGTTCGGTGAAGAAATCACCGTGATCAAGCCTTGTTTTTGGGATGAAAACACCTTGGGCGAGAAGGTGAAAATGGATTGTTGGAAAATTGCCATGCGGGATGCTGAAGATGCCTATTTTGCCTTGCTGGATGAAGGTTGTTCCCCGCAAGAAGCCCGTTCTGTTCTGCCTAACAGCCTGAAAACGGAAGTGGTCATGACGGCTAACATTCGTGAATGGCGGCATTTCCTGAAGTTGCGCTGTTCACCCGCCGCACATCCGCAGATGCGGGAAGTGGCCTTGATCCTGTTGGACAAGGTTCATTGGCTGATTCCGGTGTGCTTCGATGATATTTGGAGTGAATACCATGCCGATGTTTAAGAAGTCCGGTGGTAAAATCTTCGCCGTTCAGTTCAACAAAGCTGAAGAACGGGCCTTGGATCAGGAAATCAAGAAACAGATTGTGGAAAATGATCGGGCCTTTGACATGGACAAAGAATCATCCATCCTGTGGATGCTTCACACCCAATTTGGCTTTGGCCCAAAGCGCCTGAAGCTGGCGTGGAAGCTGTTCTATGCCGAAACCTTGAAGCTACGGGAACATTACCTGATGGAACAAGCCGATGATGGGTGGTTGGCCCGTAAAAAGCTGAAGGACATTGGGTGTGACATTGAAGAATGGTACAGAGAAGAAGGAGGGAAAACCGATGCCTAAACCTTGGGAAAATGCTGAAGGGTATCACGATCCGACAGCCTACCACGGCACAAAGAATATCATCCGTGACGAGGATGAACAGCAGAAGCGGGTGAACACCCTGATCTTCGTCCTGAAGTATATCACCCGTTTGGCGGGGTTTGAACTTCTGAACCGCATTGAAATCAAAGACCGTAAGACCGGGAGGGAATACAAATGAGAAAATTGTCATTGGAGGAATGGAAAGATGCGGCAGAAAAAATAAATTCAGCAGAGAAAGCCGTTTCCGCTATTGGATTTAATTTTCCAAAATCCATTTCAAATAAAATTGTCACAGTTTTGCACAAATTAGGAGAAATCAAATTCGATATGCAATTTAGATGTTCGGAAATCGAATATCCTGAAATGCCTTTGGATGAACTGGATGATATTTGGAAGGAAATTTGACTGGTTTGAACAGGTGCTTTTTTAGTAGGAGTTGGAACAGCGTGTGGAACAGATATGGAACAGATATTTTCAATACATCTGTTCCGTTCTGAACCCCTTAATTTTCAAGGCTTTTTGCCTGTTTTTGATGGGGATGGAACAGATGGTACAGATGTGAATATACTTTCTTCTTATATAAGAAAAAATATATAAGATATGTGTATATAAGCAAATTGCCATTTTATCTGTACCATCTGTTCCGAACCCTTGAAAACCCTTGATTTTTCGGCATTTGTCAACGGTACAGATGTACCCTGAAACGGAACAGATTACCGCAGAAAGGATGTGTTACATAGTGAATGACAAAGACCTTTCCCAACAGGCTAAAGAATACTTTGCCCAAATCAGGAAAACGGATCGTTTGATCCATCGGCTTGATAGCACCATTGCAACCTTGCGTTCCAGCTTGACTTCTACCGGAAGCCAACTGAAACAGGACAAGGTTCAGACTTCAGGCCCCAAGAATACCCTTGAAGAAACCATCACCAAGATTATTGATCTTGAAGCCAAGATCAATGCCCGGATTGATGAACTTGTGAGCATGAAACAGGAAGCGTTCACCATGATCAACCGGATTCCTGACCTTGATCAGCAAAATATTCTGATCGGGCGCTATATTCAGTTGAAAAAATGGGAAGATATTTCTGAAGAACTGAATTATTCTATGCAATGGGTTTTTGAACTTCACGGAAAGGGTTTACTTGCTTTTGCCAAGGTAAACAGCGACTTTCTAAACAACCGAGAAAACCAGAGTGCCACCGGTTCCAAACAGAGTAAAGAATCGGTAGAATAGTAAATAAGAAATTGCGCCTACGGGAAACCGGGGCGCTTTTTCTATGCCTGATGAAAGGGGTGAATACCTGTGACACCAAGACAGCGGAAGTTCTGTGATGAATACCTGATCAGCGGCAATGCTACGGATGCGGCAATCAAGGCGGGGTATTCGCCCAAGACCGCAAAGCAGACGGGTTCTGAAAACCTTGCAAAACCTGACTTGAAAGCGTACATCGAAACCGAACTTGAAAAACTTCATTCGGCCAAGATCGCTGATGCTGAAGAAGTCATGAAATACCTGACTTCGGTAATGCGGGGTGAACATACTGAAGAAATCCCGATCCTGTGCGGTGACGGTTGCCAAGAGTTGACGCAGAAAGAGGTTGGAGCCAAGGAAAGGCTGAAGGCCGCTGAACTGATCGGCAAGCGTTATGGTATGTTCACGGACAAGGTAGGTGTGGAAGGGGCCGTTCCGGTGATTATTACAGGGGATGATCAACTTGAAGATTAGCCCACAGGCCAAGCGGGTTCACCTTCCTGAAGTGGTTGGCAAGGGTTACGGAACCTTCTGGAACTTCAAAGGCCGTTACCGGGTGTGTAAGGGAAGCCGTGCTTCCAAGAAATCCAAGACAACGGCCCTGAACATCATCAAACGGATGATGCAATACCCGGAAGCCAATACCCTTGTGGTTCGTAAGGTGTTCAGAACCTTGAAAGATTCCTGTTTCACCGAACTGAAATGGGCAATCAACCGCCTTGGGGTTTCAGCCTATTGGGAAATCAAAGAAAGCCCCCTTGAAATGACCTACCTTCCCACCGGTCAGAAGATTTACTTCCGGGGCCTTGATGATCCCCTGAAGGTCACTTCAATTACGGTTGAAATAGGGTTTCTGTGCTGGTGCTGGATTGAAGAAGCATACGAAATCATGAATGAAGCTGATTTTGATATGCTGGATGAATCCATTCGTGGTGCTATCCCGGAAGAAACCGGCCTGTTCAAGCAAATCACGCTGACATTCAACCCGTGGAACGAAAAGCATTGGATCAGGAAACGCTTCTTCGGGGAGATCACCGGCAAGGATGCCCAAGGGAACCCCACATACAAGTTCCATGATAGCTGGATCAGCCCGGATGGGCAGATTTACGCCACAACCACCAATTACCTGTGTAATGAATGGCTGGACACGGCGGATTTGAAGGTGTTCAACACCATGAAGGAAAACAACCCCCGCCGTTACAAGGTGGCTGGCCTTGGGGGTTGGGGCATTGTGGATGGCTTGATTTTCGATAATTGGCGGGAAGAAGCCTTTGATTATCTGGCTATTTCCAAGAAGCCTGATGTGAAAAGCGCCTTCGGCCTTGACTTCGGTTATACCAACGATCCCACGGCCCTGTTCTGTGGGCTGGTGAGTGAGAAGGAAAGAACCATTTGGGTTTTTGATGAACTGTATGAAAAGGCCCTGACGAACCGGGCAATCTGTGACCGGATCACCGGCATGGGCTACGGCAAGGAACGGATCAAGGCCGATTGTGCCGAACCCAAGAGCATTGATGAATTGCGGGATGCTGGCCTTCATCGTATCAGAGCCGCCCGGAAGGGCAAGGACAGCGTGAACAACGGAATCCAGTACATTCAGGGTTACACCATCATTGTTCATCCCCGATGCGTGAACTTCATCACAGAGATTTCAAACTACACATGGGCAGAAGATAAGTTCGGGGCCAAGATCAATGTTCCCATTGATGATTTCAACCACCTTATGGACGCTATGCGTTACGGGCTGGAAGATATGTTGGTTGGCCCCGCTTTCAGTTTCGACTAATAACATGATAGTAACAAAACACACGAAAAACACACGGTTTCCGTGTGTTTGCGTTTATTAAGCAATGAAGAAAGGCGGTAAGTGAATATGTTTCTGGATAACGCTATGGAGCGTATCAACCGCCTGATCCTTCAGGGTGGGCGAACCGGCATGACTGAAAATCAGTTCTTCGCCGCTGAAATCAAGGAATGGAAGAATAGTCAGCGCCGCAAGGATCAGGTTATGGGTGATCTGTACTATGAAGGACAGCATGACATTCTTCAGCGTCAGCGCACAATCATTGGTGAAAACGGTCAACTTCAGGTGGTGACGAACCTTCCGAACAACCGCCTGATTGATAACCAATATGCCCTGATGGTGGATCAGAAAACCAACTACCTTGTGGGCAAGCCCTTCACCCTGAACTGTCAGGATAAGGGTTACACGGATGCTTTGGGCAAGGTTTTCAACAAACGGTTTTACCGGCTTCTGAAATATGTTTGTGAAGATGCCCTGAACGGTGGCCTTGGTTGGCTTTATCCTTACTACAATGAAGCTGGTGAATTGTCCTTCAAGCATTTCCCGGCCTATGACATTCTTCCTTTTTGGGCTGACGATGATCACACCATCCTTGATTGTGCGATTCGTTACTACACCCAAGAAGTGTGGAACGGCTACCAGAAGGAAAAGGTGGAGAAGGTGGAAATCTTCAAAGCCGATGGCATTTACCGGTATATCTATCAGAATGATATGCTGATTGCCGATGTGGAAGCCGGTGAACACGAAAACTATTTCATGGTTGAGGAAGAAGGCCAAGAACCCAAGGGGTTCAACTGGACAAGGATTCCGCTGGTTCCCTTCAAGTATAACAAACAGGAAATCCCCCTGATCCGCCGTGTGAAAACCCTTCAGGACGGAATCAACACCATGATTTCCGACTTTGAAAACAATATGCAAGAGGACGCACGGAACACCATTCTGGTTCTGAAGAACTATGATGGTGAAAATCTTGGTGAGTTCCGCCACAACCTTTCCACCTATGGAGCCGTGAAGGTTCGTGAGGATGGCGGGGTTAAAACCCTTCAGGTTGAAATCAATGCAGAGAACTACAAGGGCATTTTGGAACTTCTGAAGAAGTCCTTGATTGAAAATGCCCGTGGCTACGATGCCAAGGATGATCGTTTGAGTGGCAACCCCAATCAGATGAACATTCAATCCATGTATTCTGACATTGACCTTGACGCAAACGGCATGGAAACCGAGTTCCAAGCGGCCTTTGAAGAACTGTTGTGGTTCATCAATCAGGATTTCAGCAACAGGGGCTTGGGCGATTATGAAGGCGCTGAACTTCAGATCGTGTTCAACCGTGACATTCTGATCAATGAAACGGAATCCATTGAAAACTGTTCCAAGTCCGTTGGTATTCTGTCCACGGAAACCATTGTGGAACAGCACCCGTGGGTTACGGATGTTGAAGTGGAGCTGGCCCGGTTGCGTAAGGAAAAGGATGAAGCAATGGAACAAGCACAGGAATACGCCGGGGCCTTCCAGACCGGCAACCAGAACAAAGG